ATCTTGATTACCCAAATTCATTGCTTGATTAGCTACTTTAGGTAATGAACCTAATCTTTCAACTCTCGCTCTATACGCATCATAACTTTCACTTGGTGCAATTTGTATTCCACCACGTTCAGCAAATTGATTAACAATAGGATTAGATTGACCTTGGGGTTGACCTAAAGGCATCCCTTGGGGTAATGGAGGTTGACCCATAGGTTGAACTTGAGGTCTTTGCATATTAGGTTGGTTAACACCGCCAGCTTGACCGCCCATAACAAAAGGAGCTTGTGTAGGTCCTGTTTGTACAGAAGGTGCGAGTCCTTGCGTGTACTGAGTGCCTGGTATTGCTTGCCCTTGTGGGATGCCACCAAAAGGATTGGTTGATGTGGTTTGACCACCTGAACCATAATTGACGGCAACACCACTAGGAGTAAGTGCACCAGTTCTCGATGCGCTATCCAACGTTTGAATATGCAATTGTTTTAGTTCTTGCCGTGTTGAGCTAGGATCACTCAAAATCTTTTCAATCATAGGATTGACTTGATCCATTGCTTCTTTTTCAGAAATACCTTTAGCATGAGCAGTATTTAAAACATTTTGAGCAACTAAATTACCAAGTTGTAATCTTTCTATGTGGCTTAAACTTTTAGGGTCTTCTTCTGCTCTTATAACCAAAGGATTATTAATTAAAGAAACTTGACTACCAGCAATAGCATTGAATTGATTTGCTTTTTGAGCTTGAGTATCTTGCAATGTTTTAATAACATTTTGCTTGGCTACTTCTTGAGCTTGTGTTAATTTCTCGGCAGCTTCTTTTAACTGCAAAGGATTCATCTGTTGTGCTTGATTTAACGCTTGTTGTTTGCTTTGTTGTTCAAGTTTAGCAGTTTCTAACTGAACAGGATTTAATTGTTGAGCTTGTTGGTAAGCCTGTGCGCCACGAGCAAGACTGAGCATATCGCCCAAACTCATTTGTTGCTGTTGAGGATATTGAACATTCATTGAAAAATCAGGCATGATGTACCTCTTATAAGCCTAAAAAGCTACCAATACTGCTAACAGTATTAACTAAACCACCAAGTCCACCACCTCCACCACCGCCTCCACTACTACCACCGCTACTTTTACCGCCACCACTACCTAAGATAGAGCCAAGTAATGCAGTGTTACCAATAGATTGCAAAGCACCTGCATTGGCATTAGCACCTGCAACTGCGTTTTGCGCTTGTGCGCCACCCAATCCTGTGGCCAATGATGCCAAGTTTGTTCCGTATTGAGTACCTGCATTTGTCAAAGCATTTGAACCTGAAGTTACGTTTCCTGCCAAAGTATTGGCTAGACTTGCTAAATTACTACCGTAATTGTTGGCTGCACCTTGTACTTGACCTGCATTGTTGACAACTGCATTATTAAGCGCATTTGTTAAAGCTGCAGCGTTGCTACTTGCGGTATTTCCTGCGTTTAACAAATTACCTGTATTAGCAGTTAAGCTACTACCTATATTAGATGTCAAACTACCTAAATTGCTACCATAAGCATTTCCAAGACTTGCTAATTGAGCACCACTTGTATTTCCAATACCTGCCATTCCTGCCAAATTACCATAAATGTTTTGTCTTTGAGCTTGGTAATTGTTAAACGCATTTTGGTAAGCGTTTTGAGCAAAGTTTTGTGTGTATGTGTTCAAACCTTGTAAAGCATTGCCACCAAAACCACCACCCATTGCATTCGCAGCACGTTGGTTAGCCATTTGACCTTGTTGCAATTGGAAAGCATAGTTAGGTGCTAATTGCGAATTTAAATCGCTTGCATTAAATTGATTGGTCAAATATGGAGTATTAGCAACTAAAGCGTTTGCTCCAACTTGACCAGTTGTTTGATAAGGTGATTGAAAACCTAGTTGTTGGTTATAAATGCTACCTAAAGTACCTTGAGCACCACCTAATAAACTATTCAATGCACCTTGGTTAGCACTTGCTTGTCCTGCTTGGTTACTTAAAATACCATTAATAGCACTTTGACCTGCATTTGCATTAGCGGTAGCAGTATTTGCTATTCCTTTACCATAATTTACTTGATTACCTAAAGTATTGGTCAAAGCGTTTTGTGCATATTGACCAAGACCCATTAAAGTGTTTTGATTACTTTGTTGCTGATTAATTTGACCTTGAATAGTGTTATTTAAGCCAGTTAATGCTTGTCCACCATATTGGTTAATCAAATTAGAAGCATTTTGAATACCTTGCTGATTAGCATAAGTACCCAAAAGCGTACCTAGAGCAGATAAACCAAGCCCTGTGCCAATTCCACCGCCAAGTAATCCACCCAATCCACCGCTTGATGAATTAGAACTTGTGACATTACCTAATGAACCTGCAGCACCTGAATAACCTGCTCCACCTTGGCCTGTATCGCCAACTTGTGTAGTTCCACTATCATCAACATAGCCGTACATAATTAACCCCTTTGGATCAAGACTTCATCAATCTTTTGAAGATCGGTTTCCTCAGTTGCATGAATGCAAAACCATGTTGTGTCTTCAATCGTTGTGATTTTGTGATAAGTTTCTGCTTTAATATCAATACAAGCAGGTGCTGAATATTCTTTTTTCCAATCGTCTGTTTCAACCAAGACCTTGCCTTTGGCTAAAACCGATAAATGGGCATACTTGTGTGCGTGTTGTCCAATTACATAACCTTTGGGCAAAGAAATCTCCTTTGCGTACAAACCATCAGAAAAATGGTGTTCTACGTCAGGTTGGCACTTAAAAGTACCCTCTTTTTCTTTGAATTCATTGGCTAATGTCATATTAAGGATTGTAATATGGAACTTTAAATGGCTTGCCATTTACAGTAATGTTTATGAACCCAACTGGATTAGCAGGGACTGTTGGACCACCTGATTGTGTGGTCGCACTACTAGCACTTGTGAAATTAACCAAGTTAAGAAAAAACTGTTGCCAAGCCCTTGTAGGACGATTGGTAGACTTATCCAAAAACTCAGATTGTGGATAAGAATTAACTTGTGGTGAAGAATATAGACCGCCACTCATTAGTTTGTCCCCACTTTGGCTTTCAGATTAGCAGAAATGATTACCGCATTAACAGGATCGCTTACTACAACCTCAAATACTCTGTCTCTAGACCATCCCAAACGTCTCCAAATGGCACGATTTTTATATTTGCCCAAAGGTCCAATAGAAACCCAATGCTCATTTGACCATGTAGAACCGCCATCATTTGACCATCTAAGCATAGCCTGTGGGCTAACCGTTGTGTCAACTTGATTTTGTTGAGAGTTTGTACCAATGATTAAAGTATCAGGCGCATGAATTACTAAAAATTGATCAGGTGCAATAGTAATTGATGAGGGATTGCTTGAATAAGTAGGATTGTTAATCCATAGACCCGATGAACCAACACCAGGCTGGAACTGAATCTGCAACTCTTCAAAATACTGCCTCTGAAGGTCAGTTACCAAATGTGGCGCACGTCTTAAACGTCTGATTGTGTTGCCGTCATCTGTGTAATTGGTCTTGTCCAACATATAGATTTTTCCGTTGGAATAGTCACCAACCAAAACCATGTTTTGAAATACCGCACAACAATTACCTCTGTGACGCTCATAATTGTTTGTCCAGTACATCCACTTATGCCACATATTTGTGGTTGAGTCATAAGCCCAAGTTAAGCCATTGATTCCAATACTAGGAAAGGTAATGACATAGACTTCATGACCTTCAAGTTGATAAGTCCATGCAACCGCATCGTTAATGATTTGATTAACCAATGTGTTCTCAACCGCATGAGTAGAAATGCGAGTGGGCAAATAACCACTCATCTGCATGATTTCTGCTTGACCACGATTGTTTTTGCTGACGTAAGCAAAAGAATTGCCTACACGAGCTAAAGAATTAGGTGCTGCGATGCCATGTTGGGTTGATGTGCCAGGTATGCGTTGGAACGGAAACGGTACTGCGCCAACATCATTCCAAACCTCAGATGATTGCTCACCCATCAAATAAACTTCTCGATGGTCAACAATCAATGCCACCAAATTATCAGGCGCACCGTCTTTTAAACTGTAAGACGATTGAGGTGAAATTGGAGACAATAAATCAGAAGAACCCCACCATTGTGAATTGGGCCGAGAATAAACAAAGTAATTGTCAACAATATCTACTGAAGTACCGCCTGAAAAAGCACCATCTGTATTTGGTAAAACAGAAAAATTAAGCCCATACATTGATTCAGGTGTTGATATTGTTGCCGTACTACTGATGTTATAAGTACCTAAACCACCACCACCTGTGCCATAAGAAACAATCACAGTATTTGCAGGTACTGAAGCACCTTGAACTGTTTGACCTAAGTAAATATTGCCTGCAGTTACGCTTGTCACAGTCAAAACAGAACCTGCAATAGTTCCCTGAAATCGAGTGCCAATCGTTGAAGAATTTAATTGAGTAGGCGCTACTGTCTGAGAATTATTAATCGTGTACGTGCCTGTTCCACCTGTGCCTGAACCAAAAGCCGTGATAATCGTTTCTCCAGTTACTCCAATACCAAAAAGTTGCTGATTAACAGCAATAGTTCCGCTTGATACCGTAATAACAGTCAAAGTTGTGCCACTAATAGAACCAACAAAAACTGCTTGGTTAGGGCTAGTGATGCGCCATGTATAACGATAAGCGCCATCAACAAAATAAGCGTTTACTCCGTTATCAGAAATTCCAACACGTCCTGAAGATGTATTCAGAAAACCAATAACTTCAGGAACAAGATTAGCCGTTAAAACATAGACGTAAGCCCCACAAACCGCCACCATTTGATTCCCACCCGATAGGGTACGCATACCCCTTACTTCTTGGAAATTGGGCAGAATGGCCTTTGTGGTGAGGCCTGGTGTCGGATAAAGCGCCACCACACCTCTATCACCTGCTTGCTTTAAATAATCAATTTCAGGAAAGAAATTAATACATTCTTGAGCATCTTGGTAAATAGATGGTGCTTCATAACTTGGCCCAACAAATCCAAAATCAGGCATGGCTTTACCTCATGAATCCACCTGTCAATATCCAACCGGCATCCTTGGCTCTGCCAATCATCAATGCGTCAGGATATTGAGCAACTTGCAACGGTGCAATATTTGTGCGTTTCAGCGTAGCCTTGGCTTGTGCTGCGTAGCTTGTAATCATTGCCATTTGGCCTTGATCTGATTTTCCATACATAGGCATCAAACGCTCTGCCAAACACCACCTGAAGGCCATGTTATAGCCCTGTGGCATACTGATTGTGTTATACATTGAGTCATATCTTGTGAACAATGTATTGGCAAAAAGGTGCATTTCGCCTTGAGCAGGATTAGGCCAAACAAAAACGTTGCCTGAGTCCTGATTGGGATTGTAATAAACCGCTTTAGGCCAAGGTCCGTTAAGCGTTTTTAGGCCAATCAACTCGTATTGCTGAAGCGTCAAAACGTCAACTTGATAGTCCAAACCACCATTTGTAATGGGTTGACCGTTGGAATAGGTGTTTATTCTAACAAAAGCGGAGTTAAGATTAAGTGGCTTTTGGTAATAAGCGGTAATCGTAGTTGAGCTAACAATTTGATTAAAGTTTAACTCGTAAGTACCAACTTCATTGATGTTGCCACCTGCGCCTGTTAAAAATCGGTTGATCTTAGTGCCTGGCAATATGCCTGTGCCTGACAAAATCTGACCTTGAGCTACTGCGCCTGACGTGATGCCAGTAACTGTTAAGATATTTCCTGAAATTGAACCTGTAAAAGAAGCGCCAATGAAGTTAGACGTAGATGGATAAGGCCCAATTGTGTACTGCGTTTGACCTGCAATCACAGGAAACACAATTTCTGTCACATTGAAAACCATGCCATTCTCGTTAGACCATTGGTCCACAAGGTCATTGAACATATCAAAAGCGTCTTGTGCTGCTTCAGGTGTAGGGGTTTCCCCTGCCTCTAATGCTCCGATGTCTTTTAACGCACGACTTATGAAATCAATTGGGGCTGTCATTCTGTGCCTCTTGCAGTTGTGGTATTACTTGTCTATCAATTTTTTGAAGTAAGTTCACAACAACTTTATAAGGCAGTTCTCGCAATGAGCCAGCAATAAGTTGTAATTCCTCGACAGTAAGTTCTAGTTTTACCTCTTTCATACTGTCACCTTAAATGTTTTTGCTTTCCAAGGAGGATGAATTGCAGAAATCTGAGCTTCATATTGCTCAATTAATCGTGATTCTACGGCATTTATTCCGTTTTTCATAGTGGCTTGACGCACCCATTCAATAACGGCTTCTTCAGTTGCACCATCCAAAGACTTAGGTGTTTCAAAATGCCAATAACCCTCGGTTTCAATGCCTTCATGTTCGACTTTATACCGCACGTTAGCAACGGTATTGTTTACACCATTTAATTCAAAAATTTTCCATTTCATGACCAAATTTCAGTTGGTTTTGTTGGAAATGTTGCCGGTGTGGTTGGTGGATTAACCGCAATAGCACGCAATTGGCTTCTATATGCCAAAAATGCCGTTTGATTGGTTAAATAAGGATTAGAAACTTGTGGATTTCCAACATCTGCAATTGAAGTCCAATCGCTTTGTTGAAGCAATGCCGTAGCTTGTGCTTTGTTTTGGGCTTGGATTTGTTCGGGTGTTGGTGGTGGTGGTGGTGTATAAGCCGCAATTGGCCCATAAGTTCCGGCAACTAATGCGGCATAAAGATCACGGCCCGATTGTTCGGGATCATTTGGTGATGCCGTAAATGGATATTGGGTTGTAGAGCCTTCATACACAACTGTGCAATCAATGATTGAATTTTCAGAATTGGCGTAAAAAGGATTTGTAACGGATTGTATTGTTGCCATTTTTTTGTTTCCTTTAAGATATTCTTAACCAAAGATTTGCAGCATTAGATACGGTTGATGAATTAGTGGTAGATAACCATGTTCCAGATAAACTTAATGAATTAGTAAGAGTTAGATTACTAATGCTTGCCAAATTACTACCATCTGTCGTGTAACCGCTTTCAGCAGCTAGATTCATAGCGTAATACCCAGTAGCACTAGCATAATATAAAGAACTTCCAGAAACTGTGGAACCAGCAGAATAAGTTGAACCTGTATAAGCAATTACATAAGTTCCAATAGCACCATAAGTTGTTGGTAATGATGTTGTTGCTGCAATCGTTATGCTACCTGATCCATTTGTAATGGTAACGTTTGAACCTGCCGTTAATGCGGCTTTGGTGTAATTAGTTCCATTACCAATCAATAATTGTCCGTTAGTTGGTGTTGTGGACAAACCAGTTCCACCGTTTGCAATACCCAAAGTACCGGCTAATGTAACCGCACCGCTTGTTGCCGTTGATGGTGTAAAACCTGTTGTTCCGGCACTAAATGTTGTAACCGCACTTAGTGATGCCCAAGTTCCATCACCACGCAAATATGTAGTTGATGATGGTGTTCCAGTAACCGCACCACCCAATGCTGTTGAACTAGAAATCAATGTTCCACTTGTGGGCAATGTAACCGATGTGTTTGCGGTTGCAGAGATTGTTTGCGTATAAGCACCCGTGTGGGAAACGTTACCTGCTAAAGTTAAAGTGCTAGTACCGTTATTAACACCAGTTCCACCGACCGCAGGTGTCAAAGGACCACTAATCATAGTGGATGTAACAGTTCCAGTATCACCAGTTGTGATCAACGTCCCACTAACTGCAGGAACGGCAACGGTATATGATGATGCCGTGTTTGGACCACTTAGGGCAACTTGCCCACCTAAAGTTGCTTGAAAAACGACTTGTCCCATTTCAGTTCCTTATGGCAATATGATGAGTTTACCAGAGGTTAAAGCCCCTGTGCTAGGGTTATATTGAAGTTTTGTCGAACTTGTATATTCGGTTGTCAAAGTACCTGTTGTTTGATTTGCAAACAATAAGTACCGAGTTGCATTTGTAGACGTATCGTCCGTCACAGTTGCAGCAGAACTTGGTGTTGCCCAAGTCGGTGCGCCTGAACCGTTTGAGGTTAAAACTTGTCCAGTAGTACCAGCAGAAGTAAATGCGAATGCAGTTCCGTTACCATAAGCAATACCACCATTAGTAGGTGTAGCCGTACTGTTTGTACCGCCTCCGCTAATTCCTAAAGTTCCCCAAGATGGAGCACCTGTTGAACCTGCAGTAATTAACGCTTGACCTGAAGTTCCATAACCTGTTGTACCGCTTAAAGCAGGTGTTGTGCCTAAGTTAGTGGAAAACCCTAACGCTCCAACTGCATTGATAACGTGCGCTGATTGGCCTGTTGTGCCCCAAGCCATGTAATGCTTGTAACCGTTTCCTGATCCAACGGTAATGTCACCATCATGCCCTGAAAAATAAACACCATTGTTAATTGAATAAAAGTCGCTTGGTGTTGATGCGCTAAATGTTGAAGAATTCATACCAAACTCACCATAATATGATGAGTCTGTGCCTAAATCATTTGAAATAACGTAATTAGCAGATGCTCCAGCGCTTGTACTCTTGTTCTGAATAACCAATTGATTATAAGAACCTGAAGTTGTGCTACCAAATGTCGCTATTGAATTTGATGCGTTAAAACTTAAAACTGGTGTTGTACTTGTAACCGTATTAGCCGACAAAGTGGTGAAGTCACCGCTTGCTCTTGTTGTCGCACCAATTGAAGCACCGTTGATTGTACCGCCTGTGATCGCAACACTATTGGCATTTTGTGTAGCCATCGTGCCAAGACCACTAATTGAGGTGCTTGGAATAGTTGAACTAGCCGTAAATGCGCCTGTACCATTACCTGACAAATAACCAGTTAATGTTGATGCTCCTGTACCACCTGATGCAACAGGTAAAGGTGATGACAAACCTGTAATTGAACCACCAGTTATTGCAACGTTGTTCGCATTCTGCGTTGACATCGTACCAAGACCAGTAATATCGGTGCTAGGAATCGTTGTAGCGCCTGTTAGGGCCGTTGTTCCTGATCCTTTAACATAACCTGTCAATGTGGTCGCTCCTGTGCCTCCTGAAGCCACAGGAATGGCAGCAGATAGGCCAGTAATCGTGCCACCAGTAATTGCCACAGATGACGCATTTTGCGTAGACATCGTGCCCAAGCCTGTGACTTGAGTGTTAGCAATCAAAATGGATGTGTTGCTTGCTGCCGTCAACTGACCTTGTGCGTTAACTGTGTAAGTTGGAACGCTTGAAGCGCTTCCGTAGCTTCCTGCCGTGACCGCAGTATTGGTGATGCTGAACTGATAACCGCTTAAAGTTAGTCCAGTACCTGCCGTGTAAGTCGCTGCAACGCTAAAGTTGGACCATGTGACGTTGGTTGTGCCTAATGTGCCACCTGGTTGTACAGGACAATACCAAGCACTACCACCCAAAGTATTGCCTGATTCAACAAAAACCAAAGCAGAAACGAGTTCGTTCCATGTGTTTGCATCTTGTGACCTCACCCATGCGCCTGATGCGACCACATAAATGCCGTTATCAGGTTGATTTGATTGATTCTTGACCAATACACGCATTCCCGATGTCAATGCGCTAGGCCAATCTCCACCGCTTTGTGTGCCCAATCCTGAAAGGGTTACATTGTTAAGCGTTCCGTAGTTAACAGGTGGCTTCCATGAGATTCCAACAATTGCGGAATCTACATATTGTTTGTTTGTAACGTCATAAATGCCAACAGGAGTGGCATTGACTTGTGCTGCTGAGAAAACACCAGTTGATGGTGTTGTAGCCCCAATTGTCGTACTATTAATTGTGCTATTTGTGATGATTAACCCTGATTGATAAGGGTTTGGAATGGCATAGAAAGGCTGCCCCTGACCAATAAATGTTTGAAAATTACCTGAAGTGTCGAATAGACCCTGAATAGGTACAAGATTTTGAACAGTAGAGTTGGAAGGAGCAGCCATAGTTTTACGATTGATCCGCAGCAGGAGTTACATAAAGTGTCGTACTACCTGCGCCAATTGCGGATAGATAATACGGTGTCGTAGGTGTTGCCAAAATCAAAGGTGTGGTCATGTTGGGAGGCAATACATAGTCTCCCGAATTTCCATCGCTAGGAATAGCAACACTAGACAAACCTGAGTTTGTCTGATTCCAACGAATTGCACAAGCACTTGAACCAATGTTTAAAAAACTGGTGTAGTTAACTTGATCGTTCGTTGTGTCGTTGATCTGCACCGCTGAGTGAGCAGATGTAGTGACCGCTAATGCGTAGGTTTGACCTGCATTGCGTTGAACGGTTGAACCTGCCATGATTAAACTGCCGTAACAGGAGCTGGACCTTCAAGTCTTGTGACTGAAATCACATATTGACCTGAAACTGGTGTCAAAGTTGCCGTACCTGTTAAGTTGCCAAATTGAACTGACAAAATACCTGCGGTCAAGCAATCAGCTTCAGCAATGAATACACCTGCGGTTTGTGCGCCAACTGCACCCAACACGGTCACGATGTCTGTGGTCTGAATGCCAGGCACAGAATATGTAACGGTGGTGGTTGTGTTTGCTGCCAAGGTGTTAGACGCATTGCTAAACGTTGGAATTATGTAGAACGTCTCGTGAGAATTGCCACGAGTGATGGTTGTGGAGGACATAATAAGTTCCTTTAAAACAAAAACATTGTAACTTAAAAAAGAAAAAAAGCCACCCTTTTGAGGTGGCCTTTCTTAGCCACCGCAGAGTGGTAGCCTTCTTTCTAGCATCTTAATAAGTGCTGAAATCGTAACCATAGATGTAAACATCCATAGTAGCCGCTGCGCCTTGAGCAGTTCCTACGTTAACATACAGGTAAGTACCTGTGTTAGTTGCGGTAGAAGCTACGGTGCGTTGTGACACAACAGTAGGTCCTGTTAATGCGGACAATGCAGCGTTAGAAACAATTGCACCTTGAGCACCAGGAGCAGTAAACACACCTGCCGCAGCAGTTGTTAAGCTAATGGATGCGTTAGTGAAAACAACGTTTGCAACACTCCAGTTGGCAGCGTTAATAACATTCAATACTGTGTCACCAGTTGCGTTAACGTTCACACCAGTTGCGACCGCCAACAAGCGAATAGCTTGATTGGACAATACGTTCTGTGGGTGAATCGTTGTGGTGATTGAGGGTCCTGGATTAGTATTCGCCATGATCTTTTCTCCTTAAATAAAGTTAGGCTGCAATTCTGCAAGCAAGTTCAGGGTACAGAGGTGCCCAACCATAGAGTACATCCAAGCGAGTTGGAATACTGTCATTGTTGATTGTGTACTGCCTAACCACTCGTAAAGAAAGTCCAATCTCTTTGTCGCTTGCACGACCAGCGAAATGTACACCTTCAGGCAGCTCTAAGTCAGCAGTTGCCAACGTAAATGCCGTACGGTGGAACAACATATTTTGTGGAGAAACTTGACCTGTGCTATTGAACTGAGTCACGTTAGCTGCACTTGATGTTGTAGGAATCGACACGTTTTGGAACTGACCTGAAGTGATAACTGCAGGAGATACAGTCACAGAAACGCTTGAACCTGAAGCGATTGTCACAGGTGCTTTAACAACAAAGTTACGCAACTTGTTTGAACCGTAAGGTTGACGATTTTGTGGGTTGGTTGCATACACACCAGCGATCTGAATCACGTCACCTGCGTTCAACACAAAGTTACCTGTGTTAGCTGCAGTCAATGTGATTGTTGAACTAGAAGCCCAACCTGATGTTAAGAAACCTGTACCAGTTGTTGTGTTAACAGAAGCAGTAACAGTAGTTGTACTGTTTGTGCCGAATGTTTGGCTCACAACGTTTTGATCTAATTTCCAATTAACTCCAGCGGAATCCCGTCCCATCAGGCCCTTCCTGTATTGCTCACCGATGGCTTCTTGAGGCACAAACAAACCTTTGAGTGAATCAACGATTGTTGCGCTTGTGAAAGGCTCAACGATACAAGCTCTACGTCCGTCTCTTGGTGCGCCTTCAGAATCAAGATAAGCACCTGCAGTCAAGTAGGTGATCAATCCTGTTGGAGGTGTACCAGCAGTACCAACAATGTTAGCGGTTTGTGAAACTGCCATAGTCAAACCATCACGGTCAATCTTATTCGCAATTGCAGCACATTCTGTTACTTCAGCTTTCGCTTACTGACCATTTCTGGCGGGGTTGATTCTTCGATCTACCCTCTCTGACTTCATCTAGGTTATATCAGAGTTCAGACTATCGCATCACCCTTAGGTGTCTCCCCACTTAGTCGTTCAGGCTGCACAGATTTCTCTTGCTTGCCCCTTGTTAGCCTCCTCAGGCCGTCCAAGTCAATCAGGGGTGATTTTCTACGTTCTTAGTGAACGTAGCCGCTACTGTTAACGGCAGGCTTCAATACACGATCAGAGAACATGTCCAAAGACAATGCCAAATCTTGAGTTGTGAACTGAGTTGACACTTGGAATTGAGTAGACAAAGTAACAGGACTTGATGTCTCGTTAAAATCTTCAATTACAAGTGCGGGACCCACGGCCCCTACGAACCTACCTGGTCTGCGAACATTCACGGTATTGCCGATCTTTGCGCCAACTACGGCAAACTGATCGTCATAATCTCTATTGACCTCTGATGTGAAGGTCAACTCATTCTCCAACACCATGAGGGCTTCATTGGTGATTTTCGATATCGTCAGAAGTTGGTTACTCATGACTACTCCTTTATAAAAAAATTAAATTTCGATGAACAAAAAAGGGTTACCTTACCTTGCCACTTTTTCTTGCTTCTTTCCACTCCGCATAGCTTCCATACCATTTTCCATTACTGTCCAATTTTGTTTCAGCTATACCAGTAGTCGCTCGAATCGGTGTCACAGGCGCAGGTGCTTTACTTCTTGCCACAGGTTTATCATCCGCTTTCGCTTCAAATCTCGCCTCAAGTTTTCCTATCTCTTTAAGAGCCGATCTAATAGGCATTGACGCAACTTTGCGAGCATAGTCAGCATCTTCAGCTAGGTGATAAAGAATCTTTGGCCCTACATCACTCTCCAGAATTGCATCTCTTACCGCATCATTAACTACAACATCACTCGATGCAACAATGGCATCAAAATCAGGTAGTTCAGCTTTCGCTTGCTCAACCTTTGTAGCCCAAGACTGTATGACACGTTGCATTTCTGCTTGTGCCTTTGCTTGCGCTTCCTCTTGCTTCATCGCCTCAAAACGCTTATCAGCGGTGTATTCAGCTAAAGCCTTTGCATATTCAAATGCGTCTTGAAACTGGCTTGGTTGCGGTTCTTGATCAGTAGGTGCAACTTGCGGTTGCGCTTGCCTCTCATAACTCTGTAACTTTTGCTCTAATTCATAACGTCTTTGACGCTCTTGCTCCGCTTCCCTACGTGCTTCTTCACGCTGCTTAGTGATTTCGCTAAATCTTTTCTCAAGTTTAGGATTTTGCTTTTTAGGCTCTTCCTGTGGTTTGGCTTCCTCTTCCGCTTGCGGTTCACTCCCTTCAACTTCTTCCTTTACTGGCTCTACTTCTTCAGTAGCCTCAGTCTTGGTTTCTGTTGGGGCTAAACCCAATTTTTGTGCATAGAACTCAGCCGCATTTTCACTTGTTAGCACATTGCTAACGTTGTTTTCAGACATACGTATCCCTACGATTTAAGCCCTGTGAACCCACAGGTAGGTTTTGTGCAATTTAACCCGAATTAGTTAATTCTGTCAAATTGCTCGTTCAATAGCTTCAGCACTCGATTCACGCTCAGATAATTTATCCAAATGCGCCAAATAAACTGCTAAGTTTGCTTTGATATTTTCAATTTCCAATTGCGTTTGCGTCTTGGTAACCGTGTCTTGTGCCGTTGTTTGAACCCTTAACATCATGTCACGATGCTTTTCTTGGTCACGCAACTCAATGTCATGTGCCCTGTTTGATTCTTTGATCAATGTTCGCTTAGTCTCAGCATCTTGCTTAACTTGCTCAATGTCTTGACGTTGTTTGATCGCAATCTGCATTTGTTGCATTTGTTGTTGCAATTGCTGATTCTGAGACTGCAACTGCTTGATAACCATTTGTGCTTGAGGCGGTATGTCAGATTTCTTGTCAATCTGCGCCAATGGGTTAAGCGTAGCCAAACGGTCTGCAATGATGTCAGCGCCAGGGAAATCTTGATTCCTAAACCACAAATCACCAATCTGTTGGATCAACTGAGGTTGAGCAGCCAAAATAGGTGTCATCGCCTCGACTGATGCTTCACGCTTGGAGTTGTAGCCAGGTCCTGTGTCCATCACCACATCGTACAAACCTGTTGCAACGTTGTTTTTAATGACATTGTTAACCGCATCACGCTCATTCAATGTGACCAATTCAGGTTTGCCATCGTCTCCAATGATCCTCAAAACCCTTTGGGTATCGTAAATCTTGGGAATTAGGTCAAGAATACAGGTCGCAAGGTGAGCTAATGACTTGGTAAAGTTGTCGTAAAAGTCGAAATTAGACAAATCAACCTGTTGTTGCTGACCGTTAAGCGCTTTTCCTGAAATATTGCCTTGCTTTAGTTCAGCAGGGTCAAATATGCCCATCAGCGTTTTGATATCGTCAGAAATGACCGCTGCCGCAGCCATCACACCAGCAGGAGGTGGCTCGGGTTGCAAGCGTTGTGGAGGAGGAGCTGATCTTCCCTCAATGTCTGTTTGCTTGTATCTGAGCAAAGGATAAGACTTGGTGTTGGCTTGTGCCCACTCATTCTCATAGCCCTCGTCTTGGCCTTCCGCCATGATCCACTTGGCTTTAGGAGCAAGCGCAACACTCTCTGTGATCGATGTTTGCCAAAAGTTGTACATTCTTTGGGCATCTTTAGCTTGACGCACCATGCCAAACTTTTTGCGCTTGTCACCAATAACTGTATGCCGTCCGTAAACAGGAATAATCGGCAAGTATTTACCTGCCCATTCGCCTTCTTCAAGGATTTCAATGGCGGTTAACTTGCACCATTTAATCTTTTTGCGAATCGACATACGCTCATCAACAGGGTAAATACCTACTTCTTGGTACAAATCCATCCGCTTTTTGTATTCGTCTTCAAAAATGCCTGTGCCATCGCTTAACTGAATCAGCTTAGCTCTTTCATGAACGGTATACCAGTATTCAGCAAGCCTAATGTCTTCTTTGGTGATCCATTCTGACTGTGAATCACCAGTTCCACGCTGCGTAAACGAGTCAACTTCAGCATTTGGATAGATGGATTCAAAGTCATCTTTGGACATCATCGTTGTGACTAGGCAACGCTCTGCGTCTGAACCGTCAACTGCTACGGAATTGATGTCGTAATAAACCGTAAATGGGTTGTCAACAGGCTCAATGTAAATTTCTTGGTCAAATGAGTCTTCAGACACATAGTCTGTACGCAAGCGCATATAACCCCATCCCATACGCACCGCATAATCAACCGCTTGGTCGTATGCGTCATCAGCATTGGAATTGGCCTCAATGTGCCTAATGATGCCCTGAATGACCTCTGCGGTCTTTTCATCAGCATCTGAGTTCATGCCGTGAACTTTGGGTCTTGGTCTTTGTTGTCTGATTTGATTCACAACTTGACGGCAATAACCATCGAGCTTATTGATGGTCAGAACAGGCCTAGATTCAAGATTACGGCTATTTTGTAACTCAACAGGCCATTGGTCACCACCCACGAATTTAAGGTCTTCTAGGGCTTCCTGACGATTCATGGTATCTGCGTCATTAGCCATACGCAGAAACTTCTTGGCTTCGTCAATTCTAGGATCGTAGTCGCTAAGTTGTGAATCTTCCATTTAACTCATCCATGAATGTTGGCTACCGTACTGGTAATTGTTGGAGGACTTTCTACGTTGCTTTGGCTCATTCACCATCAATCCAATATATCTGAACGCATCAGCCCCATGAGAATAGTTGTCATGAAGCGGTGTTTTGCTAAATTGGTTTGTGTTTGGATCAACCTCATAACGATAATGTCTTAAACATTGTAACCCTTCCATACAATTTTCTCTATCAAAATAACAGTTCTTGAAAATTGTCCTAGCAGCGTTAATAGAATCCACTATCGGCACACGCTCCAAAACCCTAGTTTTATACCCTGATGACCTGACAATTTCCTCAATTGACCGCCCTTGCGATGCCAAAGTCTTGTTATGGGCATCATGTGGCAACCATAGCGTATCGTAAACGTAGCCAAAGCCTTGCATCTTGGACAGGATTGACGTGATCGTTTCTTGGCTAGTCTCAAAGTAGCGGATTAACCGTGTCTCCATGCCAATAAACTGAAGCATCCACACCGCAGTAGCATCGGACCATCCCAAGTCAAAGACCGCATGAACTGGCTTGGTAAAGTCGTAAGGCACTTTGGTAATGCGACCGTCAAATTCGGCTTCTTGGACCTCTCGGGCAAAGATAGCGCCATCGACAGTCATGCGACACATTCCTTCCCAAACCGTCCTATAAGCCATTGGATCACGGTTTTTTAGGCTTTCCATCTCCAAGCGCAAAGTCTCAGGAAACCAAGGATTGTCGTAGTAGTTAATCTTAACAACTACCGAGTTCTCAGGCGGATTGGCTACGAAACGTTGGTATGTCTCATCCGTCTCTAACTCAGGATTAAAGGTTATCCATATTTCAGAGCCTTCTTTACGAATGGTTGGGATTAAGACGTTCCAGGAGTTACGGCTAATTGTTTGCGCCTCTTCGGTCCAACAAATATCCACACCCTCATAAGACTTAACATTTGCTACGTTGTTTTTTAAGCCAACAAAATTAAACTCAGAGCCGTTTTTGCCTCTGATTTGGTTTTGAGTAATGTCATAAAAAGATTCCAAACCCATTGCATAGATTTGGTCGCTTAACAGTTTATGGACTGAATCCTTAATGGAAGTCTGAAACTCCCTGGCGCAAAGAATCCTTAAAGGCTTTTGCAAACATTTAATCAGTAAAGCACGTGCGACACCCCAAGATTTTGCACCTCCTCTACCGCCAAACAACACACGATATCGAATGGATTCAGGGTTAAATAAGCACTTTAGCTTTTCAGGAAACTCAACCTTATTTATAATTTCTTGAATATTCATTGTTGGTGCTCCCATGAAGCAGGGTTGGACAGGACAACACTTCTATGAAACCCATCCACGGGGCTAATCCGTTTCACCAACACTTTGAGGCTTAACAAATGACACTTGAATGCTAGGAATCAATGCCACTCCATCTTCACCTGTTAACTCTTGCTTAACTGTCTCAGACCAACGCATTTGGGCTTTTGTCCACCAAATCAAAGAAGTTGTATC